CTTCTTGCAATACTTTTTCATCTATCATTATATTATCCTATCAATATTATGCAATAACGAAACCGTTACCACCAATTACATTCCATTTACTATCTTTAAACATACAAATAACACTTCTACCAGGTGCGTCAATATTAATTGTAGTACCTGAAACAAAAGTTGCAGGTGTTATAGTTACTGCATTTGTTCCTGAAGTAGATTTGTTAATGATAATTTTAATTTGACCATCAGCGCCGTCTGCCAATGTTACTGGTGCAGCTCCTGAAGTTGCGTCAACTAAAGTTGTTGACTCTGTTACTGTTACAGCAGTTGCTGTTGAACCATCACCTGTGATAGTTTGTGCTGTGTCTTTTAATCCTAACCAAGAAGGTATATTATTAAAAACATCTTCAGCTGTAATTTTTTTATTGATTGGTGTTCCTGTTGGGTCATCAACCACGTGAAACAGGTCTACACTTGCTAATGCGTTACCTAGATCGGTTAACGCCGTTATTTTTTTATCTGCCATTTTATCTCCTTTAAACCCTTTCGGGAATGCTACTCTAGGTATTTGCCTAGATCACTTTGCTCATATAGTATATATAAGGGCGCCGAAGCGCCCCTATAAATTTAATTATTACGAGTTAGATGTTAAACAAACTAGAGTTTGATAAGCAACTCTACCTGCTCTGCCACCTGAACCAGTAGTTTTTAGAACCCAACCTGTATGTGCAATCTGTCCAGATTGTGTTTCAGATGTTGTATAGTTAAATAATCCGTGCGTAGCACCTGATATAAAAGTGCCTGCCGAAGCATTTTCGTACAACGAAGTTCTATTACCTGTTGTAGGTGCTACATTTAATTGTGCAGCTGCCCATAACGGTGCGCCAGCGGCGCTATCTGTTTTTGTCCAACTTGACATAGTATTCTCTCCCTTTGTTAATTGTTAAGGTACTCAATTTGTTAGTATATGCTATATTTATAAGAAAAGATACTAGAAACCTAGTTTTTTAAGTTGTGCTATAGTGCTAGATGTGTTTGTGTGAAGTATACCAATGCCACCTCTTTGTGTGAATTGATCTGTGTTTTTCTTGTAATCGTCTATTAATATCGCAGGTTGACCTGCTACTTTTGCGTAATTTTGTTTTTGTACTCTTTTAACTAGATTAATTCTACCAGGTGCAATACCTAAATTAGTTCTTGCCCAATGTGATTTGCCTGGTATACAATTAGGGTCAAAACTTTCTTCTACGTATGCTGATAAGATATGAGGTTTAAATTTAGATATAAAAGACCATAGTTGTCTACCGCCACCTTGCCACGGCATAGTGTGCCAAAATTTTGGGGTGTCTTTGATTGGTTGCCACTTTTCAGTTTTACTAGAATACATCCATTTAGATATGGGCATTCCTGTTGCCTTTTCAGCAGCCTTTTTAAAATCACAAAGAACACCATCCATATCGCAATAGATACGTGGTTTCATAATTCTAGTATTTGTAATCTACTTTAGGATTCATTTCAGGTGAAGTTGCAACTTGACCTGTCATTGTCTTTACTTTTTTATCTCTATTGTCGTCACCTGCTTCTTGTTCTTTTTTACCTTTGTCTGCCTCTTCATTTTTAGGCACACAATTAGGTACTCTCTTGCCGCCTTTCATTTTGAAACCGACTTGTTTATGAGAATCCCAACAAGCTTCGTCTATTTCTGCTCTCATCTGAGCAAAAGTTTTCCACTCTTTATCTTCTTTAGCAGTTAACTTTACAATTTCTTTTTCACCTTTAGCATCTTTTTGACTTTGATTTTGTTTTTTAGCAGTTGACATATGAGTTTCTTTCATCTCATCTTTCTTAATAGATTTTGCAATGTCGTGTGCTTTTGTGATTGTAGATTTTTTTAAAGGTGGTGTATCGCCAGTTGATTTCATTGCTTGCGACATACCTACTGCGTAAGGATTGTCAACTTTTTCAGACTTCATTGCCTTCTCTAAACCTTTTGCCTGATCAGCGTGTGCCTGACTTGCACCTTTTAATTTAGTAATAATTTTTTTTACGGCAGGTTCATCTTTACTATCTAAATCTTCTTTAACAGGTTTAGGTTTCATACCTTGTTTTTTTAATCTGTCAATGTCTGCCATACTAGGTGCATTTTCATTTTTACCTTTGTGCATTTTATCAATCTTATTAAAAAAAGATTTCTTTTCTGCACCAGTCATTTGACCTAGTGGTTTGCCTGCTTTATCTAATTCTTTTTTAAATTTATCTTGGTAGTCATTTTCCATAACTTTATTTTGCATTTGTTTAACAACATCTTCAATACTACCTTCTCTAGTTTTTAAATACTTTGTCATTACTTCTTACTCCCTCTAACTTGTTTTGCTAAATCTTTATCAGCACCACCCCAAGTACCTGATGATTTAGTTACAAAAGAGTTAACTCTAGCAAGTGCCCATTGTACTTGTGTAGCACCTGGTCTATGTCCACCTCTCCAAGCAGCCATACCTCTATCGTAAACTTTCTTTAATACTGAATAAGGCATACCAGTTTTTTCTGCTTTCTTTTTAACAGCTGCAATACTTTCGTATGTCATTTTAGCACCTAAATTTACAGGTTTTCTTTCACCACTTTTAGGGTCTTTGTAAGCAGCGTGTTTCTTTTTATTAATATCACTTGTCGGATAATTATCCACGTCTTCTTTTTTCATTTCTTTTTCCTGTTTGTCTTTTATTAGTTTATGTGCAATACCAACTGTTAAAGGAACCTCACCTGTTTCAGGATTAGGTTCAGGTTTTACAGTTCTATTCTTTTCGTTTTCTAATTTTGCTTTTAAGATATTGATTTGACCTTGAGCAGCAATTAATTGTTTTTCTAATGCGTCTTGGTCTTTTTCTTTATCTAATTTTATTTTTAATTCTTTTTCTTTAGATGAATCTTTCTTATCAACATTGTCAACGTCAATGTTTGCCTCTTCTAGTTCTTCAAACTTACCTGTCTTTCTATAAATTTTATTTCTAGCAAGTGTAGATATAAAAGGTATTTTTTCTTTGTTTAATTGTCTTAAAGATAATAAGTCTAATTTATCTAAATGTTTTGAAAGCGCAGTTGCCTTTTCTGGTGATATTGTTTTACCTTTCATATCACCATAGGATTTTTTTAACATACTAATTTGACTTGTTGTAAATTCATCAAGTTCTGTTTCTTCACCTAAAATACTTTTTACAGTTGATGTAGGTAATTTTAATTTTTTTGCAATCTCTTCAGCACTTTTACCTTGGTCAAACATAGTAGCGATAGTTTTCATTTTACCTTCTTCTATCTCTATTTCTTCATTTGTCATATCAAGTTCTTCACTAGCAAATAATGGTGATTTAATAGTTGACATAGTTTTTTTGAAAGCCTTATCTTTAAAATCTTTAATTTTTCTAGCCAATACTTTTAATTTTAATTTATCAGATACTTCTTCAATATCTTTTTCTTCCATTGCTAAATGTCTTTTTAATTGACCAAAATTATTACCATCAAAACCTAAATGTTTTTTAGCATACTTAATTAAACTTTGTTCTGAACCTGAAAAAGTCACTTCGTACTCAGCGTCAAATCCACCAGGTGTCACTCTATCAACTTTTACATTAAATGGTTGTGCTTCTTTTTTTAATTTTGGAATTGAGATACCAGATATGTCTGATATTATTTTAGCCTCTTTTATATCATTAACAATATAATCTCTAGCCTTGTTTAAATTATTCGCAGATACTGCCAACTTATTTGTCCACCAAGTATCTAAACTATCTTCTGGTGACATTGAATTTAATTTTGATTCTATTTGTTGTGCGTCTTCTACAATTGTTTTACACATTCTTTTTGAAGATGATACGTCTTGGTGACCGTCTTCTTTATATACCTTTTCTAAAAGGTCTTTCATTGTTGCTCTATATTTACTCATTATAGTGTGCTCCAAACTTGATCCCAATTAATGACTTTTTTCTTCACGTCTTGTTTTAACATATTTTCTAATCTTTGTCTTAATTGTATTGCGTCATTACCTATATGTCTACCATAAGTATCGTGTATTGTTTCCAATGACTTATAAGCGTCTGCTAATTTTCTATCGTTTAATATTTTATCGGCGATATATCTTCTAACTTCAAAGTGATTATTACCCGCTTGTTTAGCACGTAAGTATTGTAAATGAGTTGTACTTGCCTTGGCTTCTCTTAATCCAAAGTCGCCCTTTTTAAATTGTCTAAATGATTTACTCATTTTCTTCCTCTCCAAATTGGTCTTCGTGCGGTGTGTTATCAGATAACTCTTTAAGAAACTTTTCCATTTCTATATCTTTTCCATCATTCTTTTCACCACTTCGTCTAATTTCTCTCGCCATATTTCTTTGTATCTTTCCTTATATTTATCTATTGTGGAATCCGACATTGCCCATTCTTTTACATCTTTTTCTTGTACTTCACTCTCTTTGTCTATTCTAAATTTACTAAAACTAGTAATAACTCTCTTTAAATTATCTTTTGGATTACTTGGTTTATACTCACCACCTTGAAATTTAGGGTCGTAGTTTGGTTCCCCTGGTGTAATTTTAGATGTATAATTTGCGTAATCGTGTCCTATATCGTAGGCTTCTTTTTGTTCACCTTGTGCTCTTTTTAGTTGAGCAGTTGTTGGCGCACCCTTTTCACCTTTTTTTCTCATTCGTTCACCTCTTTTTCTCTTTTGATGAATATTATACCAAAGTCCTTTACCCTTTTCGTCTAGTTTATCTAGGACCTCTCCATACATTTGTTTAAACTTTTTAGTATGAATTGATGGTTTAGTTTTGGCATCTTTATCACCTGGTGCAGGTTTATAGTCTTTATCGCCATCACTTTTCTTGTAGTCTTGTTTTTTAAAGTGATCTGCTCTCTTATCCTTAACATCTTTTGATAAGCCTTTGTAGTATTTTTTAGGTTGACTTCCTTTTTTCTTTTTTGTGTCTCTGTCTTGTGGTGTTGCATCTAGGTCTTCCTCTATCTTGTCAACAGCAGTGAAACCATAGTCAACATTTGTATCATATTCTCTCACTTCTACCTCTCTATCGGCGGCTATAGGTAAACAATCCCATATCCACGCTTTGTGTAAATTGTTATTATTGTCTTCTACAACAATGTAATTAGTACCTCGTCTTTTGACTGTACCTTGTATATCTTCTTTTATATAATCTACTTTATCGTTAATGTTAAAGATCATTTCTCTAACATATAAATCTCTTACTTGGTTTTGTTCAAATTGTTCTAAACTAGCGATTGGTCTATATGTACCTAACCCTGCGTGAGCCATACCACCATACGATGCTGCCAAGTTCATACCTCGTCTTACTTGTTTCATTAAACCATCTGCGTTTCTAAATGAAGATGGTAAACCTTTTTTAAATGAAGTTAAGTCACCTTTAGATGCAGCTGCTCTCATCTTACTAGCGCTCATACCCGCTGCACCTTCTGCGTCAGGATCTCTTTCGCCAGCAGATACAACTCTTATACTATCAAACTTATAATAACCATGCCTTGACTTAACATCATTATATCTTTTTAATAAGTTTTCAAACTCTCTAAGTCTATCACTACCTACAACCATAATTATATTATTGTACTTACCATTTAATTTAACAAGTATATCTAATACATTATTTGATGGGTTAATTTCTATATTTCTAGCAAATTGTGGAAACATCTTTTTCATCACACTTAATTTTTCTCTAGGTGATAGTGGGTTTTTTTTAGGGTCTTCACTTCTAC